AATCTAGTAAAGACAACGATCCTGAATTTGCTAATGGTCAGTTAGATAAAATATTTAGAAATAACAAAACAAAAGAGTTTGATGATGCTTACCTTAAAAATATGAAATCATCTCATCAAAATAAAGCTGGTCAGAATGGAAAAACAAAATCAAATATCGGTAGTCAGAATGTAAATCCAAATTCAAGAATATCTTTTAGTGATACTTTTGGAATAAAAATAAATACTAAGTCTTCTTGGTGGAGACAGTGGACTCCTGATATAGATAAGAGTTCTAAAAAAAAAGAAACAACCGATGAAATTGAAGATACCGGATACTATGAAGTTACTCCTACAGATTTCGGTGTAAAGGTTATGGAAGTTAAAAAAAGCGGTACTACAGAAGTTAGAGATTTCTATGGAACAGATGATAATGGACATTTAATATTAAATTCAAGAATACAAAACAGATTAAATTCATATTTAAATGCAAATTCACCAGTTCAACAATTTGATATGAGTAATTTAATACCAGCTGAACTTGGTTTAGAGATAGATGGTACAGGTGGTATAATTCCATTTGACTTAATACATACAGAATATATAGAAGATAAATATAAATCAGAATTAATCAGTTACGCTTATGTAAATCAAGAAGCAACTTTTCAGCAAAGGCAGTTAGGTATAAACACATTGTATAATGGTGTAGGTCCTACGGCTTCAGGACTTACTGCACAATCTTCGATAGAAGAACAATCAAAAATACTTGAAGAAATAGAAGAAAAACCAAAAGCGGAACTAGGTCCTTTAACTTACTTTCAATTATTTGATGTTACTCATGTAGTAGATGAATCGGGTTGGAAAACTCAGTTAAATTCTAAAATGAGAATTAATCATATACCTCGTGATGATTTTGTTACATTTATAGAAGAAGAAGAGGTATCATTAGAACCTAAAGAATTTGAAGAGAATCCATCACAAGAAGAAATAGACTCTTTGATTCCGTCACCAATTCCTGATAACCTACCGAGCACCGATGATACAGATACAACTACAATTGGAACTTTGGAAGACCAATCCGTACAACAGAATCTAATACCAAAACAAAAGGTAAATAATGCTAGTAGACCTGTTCCAACTGATGATGAAGATATTGCAGATGATGTAACATTAGATGATCTGGATTTTGATGACTTTACTGAATGGACTGCTCCGTCACGACCAAGCTTAGATGATTTAAGACTTGCTAAAACAGAAATAAATTTAATACCGGAAAGAGTTCCTGAACAAGTTCCACCCGATGTTATTCCATTAGATGTGGGCCCTATTATGAGTCCTGATGATATAGATAAACTATTAGCTAAAGCTGTCACAGACGGAACATCAGTTAATAATGATACGGACTTAGTTGAATATCCACCTGAGCCAGAACCTACAGTTCCACCAAGTCAACCATCTGCTCCTGTAGTGGGTAATCCACCAGAAGCAGAAGCTCCAAGTAAAAAAGAACAATTACAGACTCAGAAGATTATTTATGTTCATCCATCTCCTGAATTGACCAACGAAACTGGTCAAGTTACAAAAGCACAAAGATTTGAGACTCCTATAGTTGAGGAAAAAGAGATAGACTACGGAAATCCTACAGTTGCTACAATAGAAGTCAATAAGAATATAAGAGTTCAGGTTCGTAGAAAAGCAACACTACCACCAAGTCTAATTATGGGTACGCAAGAAGTTGTAGATTTAAAATCTACATACAGAGGAACAAAGGAACAAAATGAGATTCTTTATAGTATAAGAGAAGATTGGAGACCATTGTATTTACAAGCAAATGGAAAACCTGGTGGTTCTGAAAAGGATAGTAATGATAACTTACAAACTCTACTAAGAGAAAGATTATCTTTTTCTACTAGACAAAGATTTTGGGACCAATATATAGAAGAACCAAATAGAACAGGTGTAACTAAAGCTACTAAAAATACTTTGTATTCCAGTACTCCAATACCAAAAAATCTTATGAGGACACAACGAAGTATTTACTGGCGTGGAAGTTTCAACCCAAATTATTCAGGTAGTTAGGAGAAAGTAAATGAATCCTCAATTAGAAAAAATATTAGAAGATAGAAAAAAGAAACTTAATGTGGTTTCACCTGCTATCTCTAACGTACATGAAAAGACAGTTAGAGTAGAGAAAAATCAAGTAGCTGGAGAAAAGGAGTTCTATACTAAACGTGGTAAATACATTCCTAAAGGTGATTTATATCATATTCATTACACAAAAGATTTAGAAGTTTATTATATGAGCGGTGGAGAACACAATGAACAAACTAAATTAATATTTAAGTCAGATTTACAAAGTGATGATTTCAATTACTATAATCAATTAAACAAACAAGAAACTTTAAAGTTAGAGTCAAAGGTTACTTTACCTACAAAAGAAGATTATAGCTTTGGTAGGATGACAAGATACTTTGCAAAGAAAACAAATGAGAGTAGTTCTCCTTTTGAAATATCAGCTGATGACTTTGAAACATCACCACTTTATGATTATGTATCGTTACTTTGGTATATAAGAGGAAATAAAAGAAGATTGTTTAAATACAATCGTAGAGAAGTATTAATTGCTTCTCGTACTATACCAAATATAGGTAAGTTATTACCTGATTATCAGTATTATCGTTCTACTAAAAAGTTGACTACCAAAGAAGAGATACAAAACAGATTAGGAATATCATCAGAACAAAGTCAAGGCGAAGAACCAACACAAACAACAACCACTCCGAAGACTAACACGCAGGATAGTACACCTTACTACACTGGTGCTCCACCAGGAGTAACATCAGGCGGAGCCGGTGGTGGTTCATATTAATTTACATTTTGAGAATGCTATGTGATACTTATTTACAAATAAAGGTTACAAATTGGTTATAGTAGAAACATCTAAAGAGTTTGGAAAGTTTGCAAAAACTTTCAATAAGTTCGACTCTATAGTTATTCCCATCGAATGTGATTTCAACAAGCATCCAAAAGATACTAGGTTGTGTTTGCTCTATGTGAAAACTATGTCGAAAGACTCCAAAGAGTACATCCTACCATTCAGACATTCTGATACGATTAACTTAGAACCGCATGATATAGATAACATTTGGACAACAAAGAATGTGTATACATATGATAAGAAAAAGCTACTACACTTTTTTGATTGGAAGAACACTCACGATGTACAGATGAACTACTACTTAGAAAAAAACGAACCATTGAGTATAGACGACATACTAACAAATGCGCATGAATACTTTTACAGAAAGTATTATGGTAAGTCTAACATAAACTGCGTCATACCGATTATGAAACATTTGGAATGGTGTAGGAATGTGGTAGAGGTTTTGAAAAAAGCTGGTGTTATCGGATTAAAAGAAACGGAATCGGTGTATGATATCTATAATGAAGATGTATTAGAGAATCTACAGAAGATAGAATCAAATGGATTACAGACAACGGATGGCATGGTATATTCGGAATACAATCCCTACACCGCTACAGGTCGCCCATCAAATAGATTCGGTGGTTTGAACTTTGCGGCTCTTAACAAAAAAGATGGTAGTAGAAAGAAGTTCATAAGTAGATATGGTAAAGAGGGTATGTTGGTAGAGATGGACTATGATGCATATCATCTTAGATTAATAGGTGAGGTTGTAGACTATCAGTTTCCAAAAGGTTCGGTACACAACCATATGGCTAAACTATATGGTGTGGATTACGATAAAGCTAAAGGACTATCATTTCAATATTTATACGGACACATACCTGATGATGTAATAAAAACCAATCCATTTTTTGCTAAAGTTCAAGTATATATAGATGAGGTTTGGAGTCAATATAAATCAATGAATTTCATAGAATCTGATATTTATAGTAAGAGGATATATAGGAAGAATCTGTCTGATATGAACAAAAATAAGGTATTTAACTACCTTATACAGTTGATGGAAACAGAGAACAATATGAAGATACTAACAGAACTTTTACCACAAATAAGTGATTACAAAAGCAAATTGGTTCTGTATAGTTACGATTCTTTTTTGTTTGACTTTTACCTACCAGACGGATTAGATTTCCTACAGAAAGTAAAGGGTATTATTGAACAGAATGATAAGTTTCCAGTTAAAGTAGGTAAGGGCTGGAACTATCACGAAATGGAAGATATTACGGAGAAGTTTGAATGATTACAGACTTAAATAAAATATTAGTAGAGTGGGCGTATCGTACTAACGATGGTAAGCCTGATGTAAAGAGTAATGCTAAGTTATTGACATTAGAGGGAGTATTAAAAGACTTTGGTTGGAGTAGAGAAGCTAGAGCTGAGTTGTTAAATACATTGATGACGGAAGATGATATTGTGACTAAAATTGGTGGATCTGGTTCACCTTATACAGTCAAAAATTTTAATAAAGAAAAGCACAAATTAGTAAAGAAAAATGCTTCCGATGATGAGATTGCTAAAGTAACAAAATCAAAAGTGGATAAAGAAAAACCAAAAGATAGTGAAGAAAAAGACGGAGATGATTCCAAAGATAATCCACAATCCAAGAGAGAAGATACAATAAATAAAGTCCTTGATTTATTCGTTCCAGCAGATGACCAACAGACAGGAGCTGGTAGATTTGCGATGACACAAGAGGATGTGGATGATTATAAAGGTTGGTTGAAATTAACACCAGAGGAGAGAGAGGCTAAACAGAGGGAAATAGTTGAAAAACAAAAAGAAAAAATTGGAGAAGTTAGTGAAACCGACATAGATGATTTTGAGTCAAGGTTGAAAGAGAAGCTAGGGAAAGAAAAGTTTAAATCTCTAATGTCATCCATAAGAAAAAAAGGTGATCCTCCTGCTAAATATTTAAAGGGTAAATATCCTAAAGGACATCCAAAAGAAGGTCAAGGTATAGGAAGAGACAGAGAAAGGCAAGTAATCAGACACTACCTTGAAACAGGTGGGGTAAATCCTATGAATGATAAACCAGTACCATTTAGTGAAGCTCAATTAGACCACATAACATCATTGGATAATGGTGGAAAAGATGGTGGTGAGAATTGGATGTGGATGGAAGCTAGAATAAATCAATTCAAGGGAAGTTTAACCGACACCGAAGTTGAAGCTAAACTGATAGAAAGAGATTTAAAAACTGCTAATGAGCTAGATAAAGAAACATCTGAAGCAGAATTAAAGAATTGGCAAACTCAGGCTGAGATTGCTTATTGGGAGACTAGATTTGAGGGTAATAAAATAGCTAGTCTTTCAGTCGAGTCGATTGAAAATATGTCTACTGATGAAAGAACAAATTTAGTTAAAGCTTGGAATCGTTTTGTCGGTGAGGGTGATCCGAGATACATAGCTAGATATGGTACGAGAAAAGCAGAGGTTGATGGTGTAAAGTATCCGATATCCAGAGATGGTGCTATGAAGCCCGATCCAAAAGAACCTAAAACTTGGGGAATACAAAAACAACCTGATGGTAGTTTGAAAAAAACCGACATGTCATATGAAGATGCACTAGCCGCTTATGAGGATGCTAGAGCCTCAGGTGGTACAGCAATAAGTGCGGATGAGGTAAAAGAAAATATTATTACAGCTTTGACTGGAGTACAATCTCCGTTTAAGGATGATGAGGGGAAGACAATTACCATACCAACTAAATCAGAAGAAGATGTTATAGACGAACAACTAGAAGCTATTCAAGGAGAAAAAGAAGAAAGAAAGAGATACATAAAAGATTTACAGAAAGATATAAGAGCAAATCCACAATCTGCGGATAATCTTAAAAAACAACTTCAAAAAGATCCTGAGTATAAAAAGTATAAAGAGGATATGAAAAAAGCTGCTGGTAAAGGTAAAGCAAAAAATCCAGATAATCCTGAAGAATATGCTAGATTAAAGAAAGAATATGATGAATGGCGTTTAAACAAGTGGAGAGGTTGGCAATCTCTATTAAAAAAGAATTGATATGAAAACACAACTACTCTGCACATTCACCCAAAAAGAAAATCTAAACGATATTCTTGACCTAATCATTTTATGTAATGATATACTCTACGATAAGATATATGTATTTCAGAATGGTAAAGACCACAACCAACTAATCTGTACCTACAATGTTGAGTACGATGGTGATAATCATCCTGAAGATATTCCAAATACTATATCATTACATAGAAAGAAACAAAGCAACACACTATACACAATCAATGCTCTGAACGAAGTTATCAGAGAACTAAATGGTGGTGTGCTTGATAAAAGATTTCCTATACCTTGGGATGATTACTACAATAGTTTACTACTAACAAATGAAATAATAAGGAGAATAAAAAATGGATATTAATTCTATTCGTAAGCGTCTTAATCAACTTCAAACAACAAACAATAGGACTTCAAACCTATGGAAACCACAACCAGGAAAACAGGTCATTAGAGTGTTACCTTACAAGCACAATAAGGATAATCCTTTTATTGAGTTGTTCTTTCATTTCGGTTTGAATAACAAAACCTATCTCTCACCAATCTCTTTTGGTCGTCCAGACCCAATCGAAGAGTTTGCTCAGAAGCTAAAGACTAGCGGTAACAGAGAAGAGTATCAGATGGCTCGTAAGTTAGAAGCCAAAATGAGAACTTTTGCTCCTGTCATCGTTAGAGGTGAAGAGGCACAAGGTGTTCGTTTTTGGGGATTTGGTAAGACTGTCTATCAAGAACTACTTTCAGTAATTGCAGACCCTGACTATGGTGATATCACAGATGCCGTAAGTGGTCGTGATGTTTCAGTAGAGTTCATTACTGCTGAAGAAAGTGGTGCTTCCTTTCCTAAGACTTCCATTCGTGTTAAGCCTAATCAGACTCCAATCGTAGAGGATAAGGCACAATTGGAAAATCTCTTAGAAAACCAAAAAGACATTACTGAATTATATCAGGAATTATCTTATGAGGAACTTACAGATGTTCTTAACACTTGGTTGAATCCAGATGATGCATCAACCGATGAAGGAACTGAAACTGAAGTTTCGTCAGTAGTAGCTGACTCAGCAAAAGTTGAAGATGCTAGTGCTGCATTTGATGAGTTATTCAATAAGTAAATAAAGTGTAGTGGGTGTTGAAGCCAACACTAATAAAACCGAGTGTGTGCATCCAGTATAGGAATAAAAGCCGGACACACCCACTATTTAACAGGAGAAATATATGTCAGTTAAAGATGATTTAGCTGGGGTTCTAGCCGACTCTCTAAATAAGAAATTCAAAGATTACAAAGTTGCTTACTTCTTAGATGGTACAGATAATACACCTACAGATGTAAAAGAGTTTGTTTCAACAGGTTCAACTATGTTGGATTTGGCTATTTCTAATCGCCCTAATGGTGGTATTGCAGTTGGTAGAATCACAGAACTCAATGGTTTGGAAAGTAGTGGTAAATCTCTAATCGGTGCTCATCTACTCGCAGAGACTCAGAAAAAAGGTGGTGTCGCTGTTTATATAGATACAGAGACAGCTGTTAGTGAAGATTTCTTAGGTGTGATAGGTGTGGATATAAATAAGATGTTGTATCTTCACTTAGAAACCGTAGAGGATATATTCGAAGCTATCGAAGAGATTGTAACAAAGGTAAGAGAATCAGATAAGGATAGGTTAGTAACCATCTTAGTTGATTCATTAGCTGCTGCTACAACAAAGGTTGAGTTAAATGCCGACTATGATAAAGATGGTTGGGCTACATCAAAGGCTATTGTAATATCTAAAGCTATGAGAAAGATTACTCAGATGATTGGTAGACAAAGAATCGCTTTGGTATTTACAAATCAGTTAAGACAAAAGCTTGGTGTAATGTTTGGAGACCCTTGGACAACAAGTGGTGGTAAAGCATTACCTTTTCACTCTTCTACTCGTATCAGACTAAAGAACAAAGGTCAGATAAAAGATAGTAAGAAAAATGTCATCGGAATGACTATTCTCGCACAGGTGATAAAGAATAGATTGGGTCCTCCGTTGAGAAAAGCGGAGTTCCCTCTCTATTTCGAAAGTGGTATTGATGATGAGGGTAGTTGGTTACAGGTTCTCAAAGAACATAATCTCGCTAAAGTTGGTGGTGCATGGTATACTATGAAAGACCACAATGGTGAAGAGATTAAGTTTCAATCTAAGGATTGGGCTGAGAAGCTGGAAGATGAGGAGTTCAAATCTTATTGTTATCAGTTGATATGTGATAAGATAATCCTTAAATATAACAAAGCTGAAATCGGTATCGATGATGTTGAGATTACAGATGAGGTGATAGGTGAGTAACTCAAAGTATTTATCGATACTTGAAGAAATAAAGAAAAAAGGCGGTGAGTTAGATTCGGAAGGACCTGACGATAAGGTATTGATTATAGATGGCTTGAATACATTCATAAGATGTTTCAGCGCTATACCAACTCTCAATGATGACGGAGCTCATGTTGGGGGAATAGTTGGTTTTCTTAGGTCAATCGGATACGCTATTAGGAC